AAGATTAAAACGTGTTGTCCAAACATAGAAAACATCGTCAATCAATTCTGCGCCCTCTGGCACAATTACTTCATTCGTCGCCGTTTGAATCATCAGTTACCTCAGGTTCTGGAAGTGTGACACCAGTTTGTGTCAAGTATTCAATAGCACCAGTTACTTTGTAAAGTGTTTCTCTGGTACGCTCCAAAGATCTTGCGAGTTCTTCTCTTTGCTTGAGAAGATTTTTAAGATGTTCTTGTTGTTCAGTCATTGTCATTCTCCTTTTGTTTGTTGAAACCAAATGGTCCTTCTTTGTCTTCTAAAGCAAGTTTAAGTGCGACACCACCAACTGCTTCCATCACCTTCAAAATGTCTTCTGCCTTGGCATCTTCACCAAGTTCTTTAGCGATGTACCAATACTTTGGCCAAAATGATTCTCCTGCCTTTTGGTAATCTTCAAGTGTAAGTAGTTTCATAATCAATAACGGTTGTTCATCTCGATGCGAGACTTGATTCCATTGTACACTGCAGTGTCAGAACTGTCATCCGTATGGAAGACTTGATCGAATCCAGACTTCTCTACGATCTTTTCTCTGATTGCTTGCTGTCTCTTCTCTTTAGCAATACGTCTCAGGAATGCGTAGTACACGATCTGAGTAAAGTATGCGAAAGGATTCTTAGACTTCTCGGGATTAAAGTTATCAATATATTGAACACAGTTCTCATATCCATCTGCGATCATATCATCCTTGTACATATAGTTGATGAAGTTAGGACGATAAGAAAGGTGAGTAGCAATTTTTAGGAAGCACTCCCCAAGGTACTCATCGATACGAGGTTTCTCTTTTCCAGCATCAGCAGCACGTTGCACCCTTGCCTTGTACTGGATCAAAACTTCCAGAAACTTGGCATTGTCTACGTAGTGTTGATTTTTAGAACGTTTTGCCATTAAAACACCCATAGTATTTGTGCTGCATTCATAACAAACACTTTACAGAATTAGCACTGATTTGTCAAGGCTTGACACTCTGCTAATAACTAATTATAATCAACACTGTAAGGGTTGACAAACACTCTTAGAGCTTATTTAGAGATTACTTATTAAAAAGATCTTCTAAAGACTTACGTGCTTGATCTACTTTACCAATGAGTCCCATTGATTCAGTGATCTCAACCTCTCGTTCTGTTTCATCAATATCTTCTAGGTCGAACTCCTGACGAACGAACATCTTGTACATCATCTTTGCTTCAATCGATTGAGGAGCAATAGAGATGATCTGATTCTCAGGAATAATGTAGAAGTCTTCTTCAGAGAAGACCATCCATTTTTTTAATCCGATGACCGTTGCTCGCTTGTTGTCCTGAACTGCTTCTGTAGCGTGTACTTTTGCAGGGTTAGACACAAACACAATATCGGTACCGTCTGTGTCTTGAACAACTAGCATCTTGGCAAGGACTTCTGTACCGTCAGTAAGTTTGGCGGTACCGTAGAATTCTTCGTCGTGTCGGATGTAACCTAAGGACATACTAATCTTTACCTTTTAGATTGATCTCGGTGATGGAATAATCAAATTTCTCTGCCTTGTACGTTTTGACCCTAAAGATCATATGGTTCAAGGTTGCATTACGATGATGGTCATTACTAATGTCATCAGCAAAATCATAAAGATAGGCACACGCTTTGGAATCGTGTTTCCTTAGTGCCCTACCAATAGATTGTAAGTTTCGTATTCTGGATTTAGATGGTGAAGCAAATATCACATTGTGCAAGTTCTTGATATTGATCCCAGTGGAGAAAGTTCCATAGGATGCCAACACGATGGCATTATCAGTACACTCACAAATTTGTCTTACTTGCTCCCGTTCATCAGTGTCAATGCCACCGTGAACAAAGAACGTCTGTTTGTTGTTCTCATTACTATTTAGCAACTCCCATAAAGGGTCACCGTGCTTCTCGATATAGTTGAACAGGATGAGAGTGTTACCTTTCAAATCTCTAGCAAGAGATGTGATAATCTTGTTGCGTTGTTTATGTGAGATGATATAATCAATCTCGTCCTGATAATTCTCAAAGAATTGATAGTCGTGTTTACACACCAAGATATTGATCTTCAGTTCAGAAAGATGCCCTTCCTTCTGAAGTTCGGATGTGCGAATAACTCTTTCGACAGGACCAAACAGTCCTTCCAGTATTAGTTGATGTGTCTCTGTACCATCAAGGGTACCTGTCAAACCCACACGATATTTACACCCGTGCATCTTTGTCAGAAGATTTGTCAGTGATTTCGCTTTGAAGAGGTGCGCTTCATCTCCGATAACAACATCAAACCTATTAAAGAAATTGCGAGGCTCCTTGTAGATAGACTGCCACGTAGATATGACAACAGGACTTCCTGTATAGCGGTCTTTTCCTCCATACACTTTGGCGCAGTATTCTCTTGCATTCCATCCATACTGTTCAAAGTCCTTGTACATTTGTTCAACCAAACTTGTGTTTGGTACAACCAACAAGATCTCTCTGTTATATTGCAGGTGCCATCTAATCAAACAATAGATTATGAAAGACTTGCCAGATCCAGTTGGTGATAGTAGAAGCCTACGGTGATGCTTGATAGCAGAATAAAGTCCTCGTAACTGGTAACCTCTTGCCTTGAAAGGGAGACCGAGAGATCTAACAAAACTTGTAACTGACTCAGGGGTGACAAATTCTTCCTCGTCTGCAGGGATACCATAATACTTAGATTCTTTTACCTCATACTCGTAGCCTTTCTTATCTAACCATTCAACCAGATAATCGTAGAGACCCACATACAACTCACCGTTACCAGGAGAGTACAAACGAATCTTTCCATCCCAATACTTATATCGTCTTTGTCGTTGTAAAAACTTTGCGTTGGGAACTTCAAAAGTAAAATAGTCAGATAACTCTTGGTGGACTGACGGTTCAGCATCAAGGCGTAAGAAGACTTCGTTCTTCTTAGTAATAACAATCATTTAGAATCCTGCTTCAAATCTTCTATGTTCAAGAGCGTTCTTGATGTGATAAGTTCGATTGTTGATTTGTTTGAGCACGCCCTCAATATAATTTATGAGAGTTTCAAAGTATGCAATTTTGAGTTGTTGTTTCTGAATGTCCTCATCAGCTTCCATAAATGTATCGATGTCACCCTTCAAGATCTTTAGATCAAAAGGTTGTTCAGCGTACACTTTGGCATCTGCTTTTCCTGTGTAATACAACCACTTATCCCTCACAAGGGTACGCAATTTGATGCGACTCTCGGAGAGTAGGAGATTGTATTTTGAATAATAATCTTGGTACTTGGCGTGGAGAGACGGAATCTTGAGCGACTCCTGATCTAGTTTGTCCTCATCAAATACACAGTCAGCAGCCCAGGACTGCTTGACCATTTCAAGTGGATCCATAATTAACTCAATTTGTCAATGCGGTTACCGTTCAAGTCTTGAACTTGGAACGAAAGGTAATCAAATTCTACTGTGGCAGTGAAGTAATCGGTATCGGTCAAAGACGCATCAAACTCAAGCGTTGTGAGTGATGTCGGATTCAAGTCTTTGAACGAAATATTGAACTTGGGTTGGTAACTAGAGTTCAATACTGTCAGGGTACCATCAGCATATGGGAATGCACCAATGCCAGGTTCTGTATCGAGTTCTTCAAACGTTGCTCTCTCGGAGAAATTATCGGGTACACCAAGACCACGCATCCAGTTGTGTAGGATCATATAGTTCTCAAGATCCTCATCAACCATAAAACGGAGAGTGAAGTTTTGATACTCCAAGGTACCGTCCCTGTAGATAGAACGATACATAGTCTCCTGTTCTATCAGTTTCAGTTGAATACCTGGGATGTTCGCAGACTGTGCGAAGTAAGATACCTTGGGGTACTTGCCAAGAGAGAAACGGAAACCGCCTGGGCTAAGGAAATTCCTATTAGTTAACTGTGAAGGGAAGGACATATTTTAGCGATGTTCCGTCACAGTTATTTAGTCGCGATATTCCTGCAACATCTCCAACATACGATTCAACATAGTATGTGCTCCGTCGTGCCACTGAGTACCTTTTGCAGACCAAGAACCATTGTAGAGTTCGTTTTTCATCTTTAAGAGACGCACTTCTAATTCCTGTTTCTTCACGTTGTTTCTTGGCATTTGTAATTGCAATCTATCAGTATCTATAAAAAAAGGGACCCCCTTGGGGTCCCCGTGTGTTGAATATATGACCAATGGATCACATAAGGTTGTCAACGAGAACGCGACGATAGTAGCGGTTAGCGTTGGCGGTGAGAGCACCGCTGCCTTGGGTGGTACCCTCAGCGAAGGGGTTAGCAACCAGACCGTAGCGGGTCTTGAAGCCGATCTTCGGCTGGAAGGTGTCCTGACCAACGGCACGAACCATCTGCAGGGGAACGTAGGGGCAATAGAACAGACCTGCGTCATATGCACTGCCACCCTTGTAACCAGCCACATAGAAGTGACGGTCAGAAACGTTAGCAGAATAGGGATCGACGTAGACCTTGATGCGACCGTTCAGAGTACCTGCGAGGGTGCTGCTGTTGTCGTCGGGGAGCAGACCGCTGTTACCAGCCAGTGCGGGGGTGTAGTCCAGAACGCCTGCCATCGACAGTGCCGAAGCAACGTCAGCAGAACAGATCAGGATGTTACCCTTGCCACGACGAGTCTCGTGACCGATTGCGTTCATATCGCGCTCGATCTGGAAGAGGAGACCCTTGAACTTCTCAACGCTCCAGCGACCGTTGGAGTCAACGTCGAGGTCGAAGATACCAGCAGTTGCGGTGTT